ATGAGAAGCATAAAAAATATTAGGGAGAAGATAACCTCCGTAGAAGGATTGGTTGTAGGTAATTGGTATATATTATATGGTGGGGATGATGAAAAGAGGTTATTATTTAAGTTTAGAACTTGTAGTGGTAATGGTTATGTATATGATAGTTTTTGTTACATTTATTTCCGTGATAGATATGTGAATGGTAATGGGATAACATTTGTTTTTGATGGTGAGTATAAGTATTGTGTGAGGGCTACTAATGAGGAAGTAAAGGAATATTTTAATGAATAAAAAAACCCTCTTGTGGGAGGGTTTAGTGTTATATTTTAGATGGGAAGAATAATTTTATTTCTTCCTGTGGTATTTGGTTTTCTATTTTTGATACTTCGCTACCGAAATGATAGCTTTTTATTCTACCATTTTGGAGGCTAAAATCTACCACATTATAACCTTTTGTTGGTTCTTTTTTATATTCCCAAGCCAGGACTTTATTTGCTGATTGGGGATTTCTTTTTACATAAACAGGGTAAGCATCGGCCCAAGTTGCGGGTTTCCAAGCACCATCTTTATATAACATTAGGACCAATTTACCATCATTATTTTTTGATAGTCCCAAGTTTTTAAGGTTATAATAGTTCTGTATAAATTGAATTGAGTTTGCTTCTTTTTCATATTTTGGTTCAACGAAGAATGAGTTTTCTTGCCATCCGTGTAGTCCCATATCTTCACCACCAGTATTTGCATGATTTGATTTCCATCTTCTCAATCTACCATCAGGTAATCTAATATATTTGCTTCCTTGTGAAGTTTCGAAGTAAGTAATTGTTTTTAATAAGTCATCAACACCCTCTTTTAATTTTTTCTTTTTAACACAATTGGGATATCTTTTTCCGAACATTGTTTTCATTCCTTTTTGTGTATAACCTTTCCAACATTTTTCGTTTAATAGTTCTTCCCTCAGTTTAATTGTTTTAAGTTTGGATTGTTCTTTTTTTAGGGTGATATAATCCAAACCTTTTTTTAATCTTTGTTTTGTTTCGGGATCTTTGGCGTTTTGGTGTGCTGCTCTTACCCTTTGGTGGATAAGGTTTATTATTTGAGATTGTCTTTTATGGGGTTTTGATTTAAAGCTTTGTTTGTTTAGGGTATCAATAATATCTTGTTTTGTTCTAAACTTTACTGAAACCGTGTCTTTTGGATTTTCATCAGTATATAATCTTCTACCAGATCCTTTTGGTTTTTTCCCTGTTCCTGTTTTTGGATCGGCTTCTGATTGTATTTCTTCCCTTAGTATTTTTTTGATTAAATCTCTCATAGATATAAATACCTTATAAAATAAAAAACCCTCTATAACGAGGGTTTAATATCTTGATAAAACTTATCATCTTTATTTGGTGGGATAAATGGATATCCATAATCCGCAATCAGGTTTTCATCTTCTCCCTGATCATCTCCTTTACCTTGTCCGATATACCACTTGGTTTCAAAGCCATTATATATCTTCACAATTCCTATTGTTCCATACCATACGGAATCAAATATTTTTCTCTTTGTTGTTTCCATTCTAATAAATATTTAGTTATTTAATAAAAACATAAGGGTATTGATTGGAGGTTTTTTCAATCCCACTAATGTAATCCCCAATATATTTCATTTGTTCATTTTTACTTAGATAATCTTTAAGATCACCCATTAAACTATCCACTTCAGTTTTAAGTGCCACTTGATTTGGATTTCCTTCCACCCTTGATGGTTTTGTTATCCTATAAGGTGTTTTAGTTCCAATCTCACAATCAATGAAAAATCTTCCATTGGTTGTATCTATAATTAAAGTTCCACCATCTAATAATGGTGTTATATTATTTATCATATTTAGATATTTTGTAATTTATATATTTGTCCATCCGTTCCATCCAATTCAAGGGATATTCCAACCTCATTGATTATATACCATTTATCAAACATATACTTTTCATTTTGTGTAAGATGAAGTGTTGTTAAAGCTCTAACATTTCTAACAACACCAGTATTTATCCCACCATGTTTGGTGAAATGAATATATCTATCTCCAACCTTAAAGAGTGGTATTTTTTTGCTTATACTATTCATAGTCCCTTATTCCTTTAACAAATGGGAATCTTGGAATACCATCAGGGGTTAAATTAAAGTATTTTACCGTTGCTTGTTTTCCGATTAGGTTATCCCTATCCTTCCACATTTGGATACATACTTCCCAATTAAACTTTGGATTGGAATTAAATGTTTTTCCATCCTTAGTTTTTAAGATAAATGCTCCCAACATTCCTGTTTTATTTCCTGTTCCTTCTTCCACCCCAATAATCTCATATTCTTCATCAATGAATGATTTATGTTTCATTAAAGATTTTGTTCTCTTATTCTCATATTTCCCATCAACCCTAATCATTTGTCCTTCATAACCAGCCATAATGTAATCCTCATAATATGCTGATACATCATTCATATTATCCAATTGTTCAGTTTTAACCAATACACAACATTCAGGTAATTCAATGCTTGATAATTCCTTATATCTTTGTGTGAATGTTCCCTGATTGCTCGGTAAATCGTAAATGTGATACTGAAGTGATTTCTCAGATTCAATTAAATCTTTTTCTGTTGGTTTGGTTTTCTTTGCAAGGGAACAAATTGCGTTAAAGTCATTGGCGAATTTATCAGCATATAACTCACCATCAAAGATTAAATCTGGGTTTATATCAAATAATGGTTTAAGAGCATTGAAAATATGTGGAGCTGATACAATTGCTTTCCCATTTCTACTATACATTCCTTTAATGGAAACAATACATCTAATACCATCCAATTTGGGTTGTGAAAATAATGGGAACTTTACCTTAGATTGTGCTTCCCAATCTTTGGCTAACATTGGCTTAAAGAATGTTTCATTATCAACACTATCCAATGTCTCAAAAAATCCACTCTCAATTTTCTTTTTATGTAAAGCTTGAGCTTCTTTAATTGCTTGTTCTTCACCTGATGTTTCATTCTTTTTTCCAACATTTTTGGCTTGACAACAAGTCCATTCGGTAGTGGTTTTTTGTCCATCAATATAACCTGAAGTTGTCCTATAACAATTACCTTGAACTTCAATTGTCCATTGTGTAGTTTTTCCGTTGGTTGCTCTTTTATATAATGTATTCATTTCCATAGCACGAATATACAACAAATATTTTAATCCACCAAATTATATTTCCCAATTTTTCGGTATTCCGTTATCATATTCAACAATCCTTTCCTTAACGCAATCAAGGGAGTATTGTGAATGTAAGTGAAAATGATTATATATCTTAGAATAATCTTGATTGACATACCTTGATGTAATCAATTTAATACCGCCAGGTTTATTCTGAACCTTAACCACAATTTGTGGCTCTGGTTCTATATCATAAAAAAATGTTTCTCCTATCTTAAAGTTTTCCATATTTTATTTTTTAATTAAATCCCAACTATGATCCCCTAATAATTTAACTGAAGCAACATATTTCCCAATTGTTTTTGTTCTACCCCATTCATCAGGTCCGATTAAACTCAATTTATAATGATCGTCTTTTTCGTATAAATGATATATTTGTCCAATCACAGGTGTAAATCTCATATCTGATTGATAAATCTTTTCTGATACCATCAATCTATTTTCAATTTCTCTTACTTGTTGAATGATTAAATCTGCTTGTTTTTTAAGCATCTTTATTTCTTGTTCGGCATAATGGTTCATTGCCAATACAGCGGTTGCCTTTATTTGGTTTTTATCTTCAGGTTTTATTATTGCTGAACCAACACTTAAAGGTATTGGAGCTAAACTGGATGAACCAGAATAACCCCAATCCTCATTTATTTCTTGTCCCATAAACTAATAACCATTTTTTTAAGGTTGGGAACTAAATATTCGCTAAACTCAGCTTCTTTAATCATATGATTTAAGTCGCTTGTGGTATATGATGTGTAAAAATGCCAGTCATAGCCTGACCAAAAATACTTCTTTTTATACTTTTGGATTTCTAAATGATACTTGTTTTCTTTTTTTTCTAATATTGCTTTATATGTTTTCATAAATCTTTTATTTTAATTCGTCCATTTCATCCCAAAACATCGGTATTCCATTATCAAGTTCAATGTCTAATGGAAAACAATGATAAGAGTATGATGTTTTATTATTTCTTATCTCGAAGATATGGATATATTCATTGTCAAGGAACTTTGCTCTTACAGATTTCTCCCCATCAATTGTTAAAATATTTAGAACCCTTTGTGTTCTATTATATTCTTTGGGAAAGGAATTACCCATATACCTAAACTCTGTTCCAACCTTAAACTCCACTATTTTTTTCATATCTCATCTTGCCAATCTTCAGGTGCTCTCCAATTCTTTTTGCTCGGCTTAATTAGGTTTGGTTTGCTATCCAACCACTTAAAGAAATTGCTTACTGAACCGAATATTATTCGGAATATATTATATTTCGGTTCAATAGCACCATACATACCATCACTATATTCAACTAAACATACGATTAAATAAGATAATAATAGTATGCTTAATCCCATAATTAAAATCTGAAACATAACAATAGGGTATAAATAAGATAAAACACCAAATATTGATGCGATAAATAATATTATTAGTAATGTTGAGTTTTTCATGTATTTTCCTCCCAATTTTTAGGTATTCCGTTATCCATTATGGTTTTATCACCAAAACTAATTATTCCATCAATATACTCCTCAAAATCATATTTAGTATTAAACTCTGATAGTTTATCAAAAGGGATTGAACAAATCAATTTAATTGGGTAATATCCATCTTTATCACCCATACTGGCTTGAATATAATGGAATGGTTGATCTTCTAATAATGGTTCTTCCTGAAACCCCTTAAAACAATCCAAACAATTTGTGTCCAGATTTATACACCAACCCCATTCACAGAATAAACTATCTGAAACAAAATTGATATGTGATATGACTTTTTTTACTTTATCTTTGTAAATAAAATTAAATATGTCTGAACCAGTATTTCTTAATAATTCAGGGCACATATCTCCATCAATATCCTCACCAATTTCTTCTTCTATCCATTGGGTTAGGTTATCAACTTTTGTCTTAAATAAACCTATATCAAAATATGGTTGATTGATAAACATAACTGTTCCGAACCCTTGTCCTGATGGATAACTATCAAATTGTGAATATTGAGCAACCTTATATTCTCCGTTGCTTTTAACCATTAAAATACCTCTTGTTCCCATATTACTCTACTACTACATTATTTAATTTACACACCTTACAATTGGGTCTATGGATATATGGAACCGATCTATCAGCATCCCTATATAAAAACTCATGTCCCTCAATTACTTCAATTTTCCATTCTCTTTTCCTGTCAGATACAACAACCTCTTTAGGGTTAAAATCACTACAAGAACAAAATACCAATAATAAGATTACAATATATTTCATACCACAAAGATAATACCTTTATTTTAATTTTCCAAATATATTTTATTGCTCGGATTATCAGGGTTTAACGAAGTCAATACCAGGTTGCTAAAACCACCCTTTAACTCATATTTTTCCTCCATTGCCTTCATTACATCCTCCATCTTAAAACCATTTAGACTCGCCAATCCCAACGCAACTTGAATTAAATCAGCATATTCCATAACATCCTTATAATCAGAACCCTTTATTTCTTCAATTTCTTCCTGCAATTTAAGAGCATATAAACCCATAAGCTCTTCTTTGTCAAGGCAATAATCCAACTCATCAGGATTTAAGTGGAATGCCATTTTATCTCTTATCAACTTTTTCATATCTTTTTTAATTATCAAACCAAAATACAACTCTACTAACCATACCATTACTTTCAAGTGATTTCATTGCTGCCAACATTGCCTCATATTCAGGTAAAATACCTTCTTCAATTGGGTTATATTCAGGATCGTCTTTGTAAGCCTCCATACATTTTTCTTTATATATTTGTATGGCTTTTTCATATTCTTCAGTTGTAAGCCAAGAAGCCGAATGCCAATCAGGGCTACTCACCCAAGTAGGTTTATCATCTGTTGGGTTTCTATAATATAATTCTGAACGATAATATTCACTTGAAGCCCATTTAATAGCCCTTTCTAAGGTAGTATATTTACCTTCATCATCTTCTTTATCACTAATGTAAAGGGTGTAATCATTTCTTGAAGCATAAGCTAAACTATGAAAGTCAGGAATACCTTTTGGCTCAAAAGCATTCTCAATATCAACCCTAACTCCTTTGGATAAAATACCAAACATCCAGTAATTTCTACCTGGATTTATTCTACCACCTAAATCTCTCCAATAGGCTTTAATTGGCTCACCTCTACCATTTAGTTTGCCATTTTTTTCTTCTTCTAATGTTTCTTTGTCTGTGTATTCAACGTAAAAATGGATATCGCATCCCATAATTCTTATATTTTTAATAAGAATAAAAAATGGGGATGACAAAATCAATTACTTCAACTTAGTTGTTTCAGTATAGTTTGTTTTTTGTTGTTTAATCCAGAAGATATGTTCTAATGTTTGTCTGTGTGTTAAACTACCTTTTAAGTGTGGTTTTGGTTTAATTGTTGAATGTTTCATAGTTTAGATATGTATGATGTTGATCCTAATAATTTATAGTAGTAATCATCTAATTTATTGATTGCTGGGTCCAAATATCTTTTATTTAATAAAGCTCTTTTAGATGGTTTAATACCATTAGCTTCTTTATTTTTGCTAATATGGAATATGGTTATATTTTCAGGTTCGTATCTTTCAATAAAATCAAGAGTTATTTTGGTAAGGGTTTCCATTATATTATATACATCATTTGTATTTAACAAACCTAAACCTTTTTTAATTGTGCTATATTCTCTTTCCCATTTATTATCACCTAAATTATAGAATATAACCTCAAATTGATAATCATCTTTACCTGTGAAATTATATATAATTCTTCTATTATTTGGATCTGAATGTGATGGATCTAATTTATATGAATAAACTTGTCCTTCATTTAAGTTCTTTCCTTCAGTTAGGGATAAGTTTTTAGATTTACCATTTTTATATATTATTTTATTATATAATGAACCATCAGAATTATAGTATTTCCAAATACCAACAGGTATTCCGTTTTTATATAAACCCCTAAAATGTAATTGACCATTATAATAATATTCCCAATAACCTTCAGCTACCCCATTTTTATATGAACCCTTATATTCTAAATTACCATCACGATCATAATATTCCCACGCACCATCTAACTCACCATTCTTATATGAAGATTTTATTTCTAAATTACCATCTTCATAATATTCTTCCCAAATACCTTCTTTTTTACCATCAAGCGTATATTGATTGATAGGCTTACCATTTTTAATTGGTTGCTCTTTATTCCATTTAGCGTATCTGCTATTCTCTCCAGATAAGCCTATCGGTCTAAATAATTTCTTTTTAGGTGTTTCAGCTTCAGTTAGGGGTAATTCTTTAATCACTTTACTATTTTTATATAATTCTTTACTATGTAATTTACCATTTTCATAATAATACTCCCATATCCCTTCTTTCTCACCATTTATATATGAACCCTTAGCGAATAATTTACCATCTTCATCATAAAACTCCCATATACCATCTTCTTTACCATTCTTATAATTCCCTTTACCTAATAATTCACCTGTACTTAAATACTCTTCCCACATACCTTGTTTTACCCCTTTAATAAAGAAACCTTTACCGGATACCATTTCATCGTCAATCCAATCATCCCAATAACCTATTGGTTTTCCATCATGCGTATATTGATTTATCTGAACCCCATCAACTATTGGTTGTTCTTTATTCCATTGAAGCCATCTTGATTTCTCACCAGATAAACCAATAGGAGCGAAAAGCTTTTTCTTTTGTTCTTCGGTAATAATAATCTTCATATTCTTATTTTGCCATTGCATATAATTTAGCTAATTTCTTGATAACAACATCAGCTTCCTTAGCATTATATTCTATTTCTTTTGAGAAGAAATCCTCATTATCTTTATACTTAAATATATTTTTCTGAACCTTTAACATAAACTTCATTGGTTCTTGACTTTTTGTCATCATTACTTGGAGCGGTGATAAATCACCAAATACCATTGAAATCATCATACCCATTGTGTTCTTTTGTAGATTTTCTCTAATATCAGTTAAAAACAAATCCACAACTTCAGACATATCCATTTGTTCAATATCTTCATAACCTTTCATATTGAGATAATATTCAATATCATCAATATAGTTGTATAAATCCCAATAGAACTTCTTATATGTCATATTTTTAATTTTATTTAAGTGAATATAAGTTTCATCACTCTTTAAGAAGGCTAAAAAATCTTTTTTAGTGATACGTTTTGATTGAATTAAAGCAGCAATTTCACTCGGTCTTACCAATGTTTCTGCTAACGAAACAAAGTATATTGAAAAACAAAACTTAGCTATTGGTTTTATAGGGAAATTGGCATATATAGAACTATTCTGATACTTTGCTACAGCCAATAAGTTATCATATTTACCTTTTGTGTTATCGTATCCGTGTTTCAACTCGTGAGTTATTTTAGATACCATAAAATGTTTTTTATTTGTGAAATATTTTTTAATACCATCTCTAATATCTTTATCCGATATTGTAGGCTCTCCATCATCACCAGGACAATAAAAATTAAACATTAAAGTCAATACATCACTTTTGTTTTTTATTGCTTTAACCCCATCCATTCTAAATGAAGATTTAATAGATAAACCAGCTAAAACAATTTCATCAGCCTCAGGATGTGGTTCTACTAATATATTATAAACAATTTCTTTATATACCTCATCACCTATCTTAAATGTATCTTTAATCACATTAGGCGTATCCATTTCCTCATCCCTTTCATCCGTTATAATATAGTTAAACTTACCTGAAAGTATTTTGTTATAGATTTCATTAGCAGTTTCTATTATACCCAATGGAACTCCAAGCGCTTCATTTAATGTATCAATCAATTTCATATAATATATAAATAGAAGAGAACATAAAAAAACCCCAATGAAGGGGTTTATTTCTATCTATATTTTTCATATTCTTTAATGTTTTAATAAGTTAAAGTTGTGTCCATTGCAATTGTTTCTGAACGGGTTAAACCACTATTTTTGTTATATTCTTCTTCTGTGATAACCGAAAAATGGGTTACATCAATGGCAATCCCATCATAACGATTTCTTGAATTGGAACACTCAAATTGAACCAAATCACCATATAATATCCCAAAATCAGAAGGTCCTTCAACCCTCATATAAACCACACCTTCTTTGTCTTTTAACCCAATTTTCAAGTAATTTACCCTACTCGCGTTTGTTTTACAAGGTTCTTCACACCCACCAACTAATACAATGGATAAAATCCCAATTAAATAAATTATTTTTTTCATGTTCTATAAGTTTTTTTGTTATCAGGGTTTGTTGTTAAAACCCTATTTGATTTCGTTTTTAATGGTTTTCTTGGTTTTTCTTCAGGAATATCCACTTTGGGATACTTGAAACCAGGTGAGTTCTTAAATAACTCAATCCTGTATGATATATCTTCATTATTTTCCATACCACAAAGATACTAAATATTTTTCATAATTCCAAAATATTCATCTTTAGTTATTTCCGTAAAATAATTAACATCCGTAATTATAATTTCAGATTCATCAGATTTATTATTTTTCATTTGAATTAAATTATTATTACTAATTTTGAATATACCAGAACCATTAACCCTTAAATGAATATCCCTCACTTCACCACCTATACCAAAATTGCAACCAACTTTAATATAATGTTCGTAGTTTTTAATTAAAACCTTTTTTGGTTTTTTTGTGGGTTTTTTCGGTTTATTTTCAGGGTTATCAACTAACCTTCGCACTATGGCGGCGGAAAAAGCACAACCTTTTCTTGTTTTGTATCCGTTTTCATTTAGTTGTTTAGCTATTTCCGCTAAACTGATATATCCATTTTTTTTAAAGAAATCATCAATAAAGATTTTCGCTGCAATCCATTCAGGGTTTTCCACCCTATTATTTTTAACACTTTCCCTTCCTTTTAACCTATATTCTTCTGTTAGATTTTGAGGATTACCAAGTTTAACGCCCCTCATTTTAGCATTTTTTAACCCTTCTTTAGTTAGTTTTTTATGATTTAAAAAATCCCTATTATGGACTTTACCATGACAAATAACACATAATGGAATAGTTTTAGTTCCACCTAAACTTCTTGGAACAACATGATGATTATGTATTTCGTAGTCAGATTCACACTCAAAACATTTTATTTTTTTATCACTCATATTATTTAATTTCTCCTATTTTAACCAATTTATCGTAAGAGTTTTGCCAACGCTTTAATGGAATATTTTCCATAGGAACATCCCTATTAGGTTTCTCACCCCTTTTCAGAATATTCACCATTACCTGATCTGTCTTACCCATTACAACTTTAACTGATGGCTTCTCTTTATATTTACCAACAGCCTTTAACATTCGTGTCCAAGGCTTTATCACACCCCTTTCATCAAACATTCTACCATCCAATAAGTATTCCCTACCATCAATCATAACAGCTTGAATATCTTTACCATCCACCTTAACAATTCTTACACTATCCATATTACAAAGATAAAGAATTATTCTGATAATACCAAATTATTTACGATTTTTAGTGAAACTAATAAATCCCCTGATAATTGAGAGGATGTTACGTTTAGTTTTAATATTCTTGGTTTTAGGAAATCTACCTTGATTTCCCATTCCATCGTAATCTGTGCAGATAATTTTATTATTTTTCATTGCAATATATTTCGTCATAAACCCTGTCAAATATGGTATCAATTTCTTCCTTATATTTGGGGTCATTTTCAATTAGTTTAGAGATTTCGTCATACATTTTATATCCAAACTTTAAGTCATTTAAGTATGTTTGGCAATATGAACCATTTGGATCTTGACTACAATTCAGAGGGGAACAACAACCTTCATTACCACATCCTGAACATACAGGACAATATGGGGTCTCATCATCCTCATCAAATAAATCCTTACCTTTATAATGTGGGTATTCACGCTCCATCTTATCAATTCCTTCAACCCAAAAGAAACAAACTAAAAGTAATGTAAGTAATAATAAAGGTATCATAATTATTTTTTTAATAGAAAATATAAAATTGTTATTAAGGTTGAAACTATTAGTATTGGCATCCAATAAGCCACGATAAACTCATATATTGCATAACCAATTACGAATAATATTAAATAAAAACATCCAGCACCATCACCTGAAGGTGGCTCAGGACAACAACAATCTCCCATATTAGAAATGATAACCAAAATTAAAGTTTAAGTCAATGAATGAACCGGGTCCAATAAGATAGAATAACTCTCTAAATCTTGGGTTTCTATTAGGAAATAGAACCGGTAATTTCATTCCTTCAGTTATATCCAATGAAAACTTATTACTTTCCCCCAAATAAAACTTTTGTCCTGTTGCAAGTCCAATGAATAAGTATAATGTTTTATTTTCATCGTAATAATTGTTATTTATATTACCGATACCACCCTTAAAAGTATAAAATGTCTCAAACTTATTTGGAGGCCACCCATAAGGTGTTCTATATTTGCGAGATTCAATTGATAGTTGATTACCTCTCCAAGGCAAAAAATAATTCTCATCAGTAAAATAACTTGTAAATGAAAGTAATACTGATTTATTTTCAGAATAACGCTTTTCAACCCTTACTCTTATTTTACCACCATAGACAATACCTATTGGTTGATTGACGTATAGGGTATAACCTAATTTAGAACTTGAGGTTGTAGTATCAGGGGTGTTGATAGGTGTAATAACCTTTTCTTGTGCTGATGCAATACCTAACGTGAGGGTAAATAAAATAGCTAAAATTATATTTTTCATAGTTTTTAATATTTTGTGGGCCCACTTGGGATCGAACCAAGCACCTACTGATTATGAGTCAGTTGCTCTAACCTAATGAGCTATAGGCCCTTATGTAGTCCCACCAAGAATCGAACTTGGATTACTGGTTTAGAAAACCAGGGCTTTATCCGTTAAGCTATAGGACCAAATTACTTTTTAAGTATATGTATTTTATTTATATTTGTCAATTAAAAAACTACATATACACCCAACCGTTATGTGTAAGTGTTAAGTTCATCGTTCTAATCAACATCTCAGTTGAAAATTTTAAAAGAAAAACCTACCCTAATATATTTTGAACATCTTCTGGTAAATTACTAAACTTAATCAATTTCGCTTTTACTGTTGGTAGGTTATATTTAATAGATTTTTGAATCCTATGATTCCCATCCAATATATATTTAATCGTATTATCATCGTTCATAAGAATTAACACTGGATATTGTATATCAGACTTTTCTATCTTCTCAATTTCCTCAGTATTACCATCCCAACTTAAAACTATCTTTTTGAGTTTTTCAGTATCTATTTCTTGAACTTTAATATCTTTTGTAAAGTCTAATATTTGTCTTAGTGTAACCGTTTCTCCATTATGACCAGTCCAAGATGTATCATCCAAACCTTCGTTCAAAAACTCTCGTATGGTTGTTTTAATAATTTTTCTCAAATCTTTCATTGTTTTATTTTTTACATAAATAGTTCATCCAATGTTTTATCACTAATTCTATCTTTAACACTTTCTAATTTTGATATATGTTCATACATTTCTTCTTGCATCATATAATCCATAAATTTTTCATAATATCCTTTAGGTAACACTAATATTTTTTCAGGATTAACTAATATTGTTTCAAATACAGGTTTTTCACAACCAATTTCTAATTCTATTATTTTCATAACATATTTTTCTTTTAAAATTTTTGTAGTCAGAACAGGATTCGAACCTGTAATGGAATCTTGCTTCCAAACCAAGTATTGTGCGTTACCGAAGGGTTGCTTGGCATCCCTATTCCGCCACCTGACTATTTAATTATTAGCTCTTTAGCATTCTGGTTCCAGCTCCGAGAAAATCCATCTTACTTAGCCCACCTCACCGCTGTATGGGAACTAAAGCTTACTAATAATTGAGGATGAGAAATCCCCCGTGTTGTGAGCCAAACCTTGCCATCCTAACTGACCCCTTTCTCAAGGGAACAACACTTAGTAGTTAGGACAGGGTTCGAACCTGTAAGCAGAGGCGGAATCCCATCTTCTGCGAGACTTTTCTAAGTGGGGCGCCAGCGGTTCCAGATTCCCGCCACCTAACTATGTCACTTTACAATCCAAAGTGTAAGCAGGTTTAGTTGCGGACTTTCCTTCCTGATGGGGGCTCTTTTTTTACTCCTATGTAGGGGCAGGTATCCATCATTTTAACACGAAGCCACCGTGTAGCTCATCGTAGTCAGGACAGGACTTGAACCTGTATTCAGGGACTTAAAGTAAGTAACCCTCTAAGTTTGTATGACAATCAACGTCACCTGACTATGTTCTAATTCTATGACATTCCCACTTTCTTCAGGTGCTATGAATTAGTAACAATCTGCCTTTGTAGTCAGGATAGGAATTGAACCTATTCCACAGTTCGGATCTACTGAAAATACCAGCGACTACCTCCCCGAGTGCTACCATTACACCACCTGACTATATTGAGGTTGAGAAATCCTCTGTGTTGGTGAATTTCTTATCTACTTACCACTTTGAAGCATTCCTTTCTCAAGGGAACAACACTTAGTAGTCAGGACAGGAATCGAACCTGCATGTGGGTCTTATGTGTATCTCAACTATATTGCGACTTATTCCACTCCGTTTAACTATTCAGTGCGTTTACCATTCCGCCACCTGACTATTTTTTTACAATACCAAAAATACCCCTAAACCAACTACTATCGCGAAATATACTAACAAAGCAATTGTCGCAATTATCTCATTTCTTCTTTCCTTGTTTTCCATAATACAAATATAATTAAAAGTTTTTATAATTCCAAATATTTTTTTATTTTACCCCCATAGATACATACCAACAACTATACTCCGTATCATAAGCAATCTTAGCAACATATCTATCTTTGTAATACAAACCATCAGAATACTTAGTATAACCAATCATAAATAGACCTTGTTCGTAATCCCTAAAAGTTGCTCCGTTTATTGTATAAACATATGATGCACAAATGTTATTCTTTGTGAAATAATACACCTTAAACTCTGTTGATGAGGATGCCGATAAGTAATAATCACCATCTTTATCATAAGCCTCACGAAGGACATAACCCTTTCTATCCATCTCACCTTTCACATCCCTAAAAGAATAACCTACGAAGTTCTGTGCTTGTGCCGATAATCCAATCATCAACATCAATAATAATACTATTTTTTTCATTTTTATTTAATTTTTTCTATCTCAATTACCTCTATCTTACCAGTCAAATAACTCAAATGAAGTGTGAAATATCTTACAATCTCAAACTTATTGAATTGTCCTATTACAATCATATAACCCTTATTATAACTCTCAATATACTTTGTTATTAAAGTTGAATCTGAGTACTTATTTACTAAGTATTTATGAGCCTCTTTCTTACTATGTTTTACCTTATCCCAAGAAACTCCAGGTGTTATTATACTTACCTCATTAGAGAGAAGATTTCCCACCTTAAACCCCTTAAAAGCCTCAACATATACCTTTACATCAATATCCCTCTGAACTTTTTTTGTTTGTCCAAAACCAATTAAAGGGAATAATATAAAGATTAAATACCTCATCCAACAAAGGTAATGGATTTATTTTTAATTACCAAATTATATTTCATTTTCCCAATCACTCGGAATACCATTACCAATATCCTTCACACCTGTTGCCATCAAACCATCACTAATAGAACCACCAGCGATTGCGTGAATACTTCCCCAATCATCAGAACTAATATAACCTGTTGCCAAACTACCATTACCAATAGTAGAAGGTGTATTAAACCGACCTTCACGAATATCATACCACTCCACATAACCCATTGGCACTATACCTTCAACCCTATTTCTTTCCATATCCTTTATAAGTTTTTCATATGCCTTATATATTGTGAGCCTTGAAGGTCTTCCCTCAGATTTATTAAATCCATTGGTAAAACTTGCGTAAGGGTGATTGGCAATCCATATTTCTTCATTACCCAAAATAGCACTACAACCAGTATTTCCTAAATCCCTGAAAGTATGTTCTTTCATTAAACCCCTCAATTTCTTATCCCATTCAGAGGAATAAGATTCGTTCATACTCCAATATTGGGGATTGAATATGATTTTAATCCAAATAAAAAAATCTGAGATCCAACTTAAATCAATTGTTATTGTTTCTTTTTTCATATACTTAACGCTGTTTTACTAAATACACATCTTACTTTTAATACATTCTCAATATAATTACAAAACTCATCAATGGTTTCTATTTCCATTAAAATACCTCTATGGTATAATTTATATACACCAACACTCTCCAACACATCTAATTTATTGAATACTATCTCACTACACCCATTTATATTAGATGCCATCAAAATATTATCCAAATCAATCCAATTCACTTGTCTTGCTCTACCTGTGGTTGAACCGTACTCATTCCCAACCTCTCTTATCTTATTGAATACCAAATCATTACTCTCAAATTGTTTTGCTCCAACATATGTATTATATGCTTTAGCGATACCAATTACTTTTCTTATTTTTTGTGGTGGGACACCGTTCATAATTGCTCCACCGACTGTACAATGTGAAGATGTTACATAAGGATAATCACCCCAATCAATATCCAATTCAAATCCCTGAGCACCTTCAAATAATATTCTACACTCATCTTCGTTATGTAATTCTTCATATATATCAATTACATTTGCTTTCATATAATCTGAAAACCTCACACCTTTTCTCCAATACTTATCCCTGTAAGCTGGACCATTACCTGTTTTTGTTGTTCCAATTTTACTTTCACCTTCCTCTTCTTTAAGATGTTTAGGTGTGATAACATGAACCCTTTTATCAACAAATAAAAAATCTTTAACATTAATACCTTCTTTTTCAAGCCCCTCAATTTCTTCAATAAGTTTAATTGGATTTACAACACAACCAGGTCCAATAATTGATTTAATACCATAAAAAACACCAACAGGTATAAAATGTGTAACAAACTTCTTTTCATTGTGAAAGAATGTATGTCCAGCATTTCCACCACCATTATATCTAATAACGTGTGTATATTCATTAGGGGTTGCGGCTAAGTGATGTGCCACTTTACCTTTACCTGTGTCTCCAGCTTGGAGATCTACAATAACATCTGCGTATTTAATCATTTATTTTACTTTTACTTCAATTTTAGAGTGTGGGTGTTGATAATGAAGATATTTCATCAACATTTGTGTTGTGTCATTAAATCCACCTGAGAATTGACTTACAGATATTTCTACCACACAATTCTTTTCCAAACATTCCAATTCCATATTGGTATATGCTGCGATTGGTTGTCCAAAATAATAAAACGTATCACTCTTAACATTGATATCGTTAAAACTACCTTCAAGTCTATTTACCTTAAAATGTGCTGGGTGCTCAGTATTGCAGGCAACCATACCTACTAAACCTAAAATAACTAATAATTTTTTCATATCACAAAGATACGAAATCTAATCCAATATTTCAACACCTATTTTAACATATTCTTTTTCATATTCCAATAATTCTTTTGCCTTGAAATATACATCAGCAACGTCAATAGCTTTGTTCGTGTTTTGTTCAACAATCCATTTCATTAGGATTTCCAAAGGTGTTTCCATATATTAAAATAATAAATACTGACTATTTAAAAATCAATTAAAATGGTTATTATTTGCTTATGAATAATAATCCATTATCAGTAATTGAGGGTAGGTGGGGTTTGATAACTTACTTAAATACTGATATATACATAGGTCAAAGTTTATTAAATTATGGTGAATATAATCCAGATGAAACTGAATTTTTAATTAAAATAACAGGTAATGGTTTATTTATTGATGTTGGTGCGAATATCGGAACAATATCACAAGCCCTGATAGCATCAAATAAAAATGTGGTATCATTTGAACCTCAATCATATCTTTATAAGATATTAAATTATAATTGTAAAAATCAATCATATCAAGTAGCTTTGGGTTCTTATAATGGTATTACATCAATACCAAAAGTTAATTATAGTTCAATGTTTAATTTTGGTGGGGTATCAATAAAACACAAAGCTTTATTAAGAGAAGAAATTGAAATTAAAACTTTAGATAGTTATAATTTTAATGATGTAGATGTTATAAAGATTGATGTTGAAGGGTATGAAGAAGAAGTATTAAAAGGTTCTATTGAAACAATAAAAAGGTGTAAACCTATACTTTATATTGAGAATGATAGGGTTGAATACTCTGAATCAATATATGAAATACTTAGATCTTTAGGTTATGAATGGACTAAACATGAACCAAATTTATTTAGAAGTAATAATTTTTTTAATAATCAAAAATTGATTTGGGATAAAAATTACATATCCGAAAATATTGTTTGTTGGTGTAATGAAAAACAAAAGGAGTTAATTTCTTAACTCCTTTCATTAATTGTTTAATTGTTTTTTAACTACCTAAAGTACTTGACATAGAGTTTCCATCCTCTTCATCTACTTTTTGGATTAACATTTTGTCTCTATCTTCTGAATTGAACCAGTAATCAATTACTTTGTTAAGATTACCTACGAAAGCTCCTAATAAGATTAAAAGCATTTCTTTCCAAGATTCATTGATTAAAACACCAAAAAATACTGCTGAGTTTATTCCTGCAATAATAAAGAAGAATAAGAATAATACTATTAAAGTAATTCTCCATCTGTTATTTTGCATTCCTTGTAGCATGTAGTAGAATCTGTTTTTGTCATCCACTTTAACGAAGTCAGATTTTCCTAAACCTAAAAACTTCTTTACTTTGTTTTCTTTTTGTTCCATAACTTGTTCTGTTGGTTGAGCGATTGGCTCTTGGTCTTTATTGTTTTTCATACCAATAAATAGTTTAATTTTTAATATTGGTTTATATCAACCCCAAACTTAGCTTTGAACTCATCAGGTGTAATTTGCTTACCTTCAGGCTTACTTGTATTTGTATATAACATAATACTTACCCATTTACCACTTGATAAAGATTTAACACCTTTAACACAATATGTAGGAATGTGTAAGCTCTTTTCTGGTTTATTACAACTTGAAAAGTCATTGAAACAAAATACCAATAAACTATCTGTTTGCGACATTGCTCTAATTGTAGTTTCTTGTTGCTTCCAAATACCTCTGTTTAATTCTTTTGTCTGTGGAACACAATTGTAATATCTGAATGTCAATTCATCATACATACAATTATTGGCGAAATCCTCAGCATTTGCTAAATGTCCTTTGTCATAACCTGATTTAAGATACTCAGCGTCAGTTTGACAAGAAATAGGTAAATCATTCTTAAATCTAAATCCTGCTCTTGAACAATCTCCTCCACCTTTGTATAGTTTATAGGTAACGATAATAGGATTTTTGTGCGACTTGCTAAAATAACAAGTGTAATTTGACATGTAAATTGTTGTGTCAATCTTGTTTTGCCCAAATACCAATAAGGGCAACATAAATAATAATGTGATTAGTTTTTTCATATCCATAAATATTTGTTTTACGCAAACATATCAAAAAAAACAAAATCACCATTTCCTTTCACACCAATATTACCATCGTGTGTGTCAAAATCAAAAGGTTTGTAAGGACCACTCCAAAGTTCTCCAAGAGAGTTTACTAATTTATTTAATGTTTCTTTAAAATAAGTAATTTCTGGGTAGTGTTTATATTCATAATCCATACTATTCGGTTTTGATTTTTTTCTTAGTGTTTCATAATAAAATTTTTTAATTTTATCATCATTCATATAAACTGATTTTATCACACCAATTGGTTTTATACCTCTGATTTCATTTTTTGTTGAAGGTCTGTCTTTCCATTGTAACCACCAAGTATATTCAAAAGCTAAACGAACAACATCTTTTTCTTCAGGTGTTAAAGATCTAATTTTTTCTAAACAAATAATATATAATTTCTCCAATTTAACCTCATCTTTTTTTATTTTTCTTTTAATAAAGTTTTTAACTATTTTTTCTTTTTCCTTTTCTATTTTTGCAGGAGAATAATTATCAGGGGCTTTCCACCAATCCATTTCCTTAAACTTTTTAATCCTATCAGATTTTACCATATTTTTATCATCATTAGATGGAGGTCCAATAGTTGAACTAAATTGTTTCTCAGAAGGAAGATCAACCTCTTTAATAAAATAGTATTTAGCACTTGATGGTATTATACCTTTATGATTTTGTATAATATCTTTTATTTTTTTATACTCACCGATATTAGTAGTCACTTTTATTACAACATCGCTTCCTTGAGGTGGTAATTCACCAATAAAACCATTACTCATAAAGTTTGATGGTATTTTTAAGCCACCACTAACATTAAACGCAATACCAAATGCACCAGCACCTAAATATTTTAAGTTTTGATTTGGTAATACTTTTTGGATTATGTTTCTAAGTTGTAATGTGTCCCCTAAAAATGTATTTTTAACAACATTATCTTTATCAGTCACACCACTTAAATCAATATATTCTTTCAATATATTTTTAATAATCTTATTCAACTCTTGTTCATTTATATTCATACCAATAAATAGTCAAAAAAAAAGTCCCATTACTGAGACCTTTTTTTCTTTTTATCAAATAACTTTCTTAAATCTTGTCGGAACTCCGAATACCACTCATAATAGAAAAAGTTTTTCCACTTAAAATGTTCATCCACATCCTTAATAAATAATTCCAAATAACCCTTTAACTCATTGAGTTCTTCAGTTGTTGGATTTTTAGCCTCAAATGTTGTATCTCCGTATGTCATTTCACCATTATCAGAAAACCCCTTGAACATTTGTCCGTTATGTGTCTTAGAAAAGAAATCTTCAATCTCTTTAACTACCCCATCAATACCTTTGGCTTTAATCGTCCCATAACTAACCATATATGAAGGGAAATCACAAATCTCGAACAATTGTTTATCCTTTAATTCCTTTGTAGGAAACCCATACTTCTTTTCTGATGCTAACCAGAAACAATACCAAATACTACCACCCCATCTTGAATATGCCATATCTATAAATATTATGATTTTAATCTTTCTTCGTGGTGATCTGAAGGCAATGACAACTTCCTTATTGGTTGGTTTTTCATTATTGAAATAACTTCACCCAATTCAATCGGATCCATACCATTACCATCTACACCAACATCCATTGCTTTACCCTCTGAAATCCTCTTATTTGCTCCCAAATGAACGTGTCCGTGCAAGTGCATAACACCCTCATTCATATTCTTCCAAGAAGCAATTGGATAGTGTGATAACTCAAATGTATAACCAACTTTAGGATCTTTCTTGTTCTCCCTATACATTTCAACGTGAAGGGTTAAAATATCATTTACTGACTTGAAATAATCCCTTACACCACCTTTATTACGTTCTATATGGTGATCGTGGTTTCCAAGAATTAAATGTATGTTCTTACAAACAATTCTATTACGGAATATCTCAATATTATCAAATCCACCAAATGAGAAATCCCCCAAGTGAAATAATATATCATCCTGTCCAACCAAAGCATTCAACCCTGCTACAATTCTGGCGTTCATCTGTTCAAGTGTATCAAATGGACGTGTCTGATTTACTGGTATCTCACCATTTTCAGTCCTCCAATTTGTCACACCACGGCAAATATTGCCGTGCCCGTAGTGCGAATCAGATGTTATAAAGAGTTTCTGTCCTTTTTCTAATTTTATTTTCATTTCCATACCACGAATATACAAAAAAAGGTTTGCATTACCAAACCTTTTTTAATTTTTTTACCATTCTGCATTTTCATCGTCATCACCATCATAGAAATACCCTTGATATTCACAATCTTCAGGTTTTTCATCAATCCATTCCCAATTTGGATCCTCTGATAAGTTGGGGGTGATAAATGGTTTTTCTGAATATGCCAAGTCAATACCAGCAACTCTATCTGAACCCAAACCATTCATTTCGGCTAATAGTTCAAAGTAATCTTTACCACCGAACTCTCCATAACCCTCATAATTTTCTTCTTTCCAACTATTTCCCTGATTGTCTGTCATATAGACAGGGAATGTAGGTTGAGAACTGTAATTGTTAGCAATACTTCTGTTTGTGTCTTGTGTTTTCCAACTAAAAAATCCCATATGTTTTGTTATTTATTGATACAAAGATAACCCTTTTTTTTAATATACCAAATTATTTTATACTAATTTTTTAATTTCTTCAAACTTTCTCTTACTTATTTTACTATCCTCTACCCTATAATCATTAGAGAATACATATCTTGTAGGGTTCATATGATCAGGTTCTAATAAATAATACTTACCTATAATATTATTGGCTCTAATATAAGGACCTTCTACCAACCATTTACGTTCAATATCTTCAATAACACCAATCACCTTAAAGTAATCGGTATCACCATCAATCCAAACCCTTTTAATGTAAAAAGTTTTATTTATATTACTTATACTTCTCATAACTTTAACTTACTATCCAAGCAATCAATACAATTACCAATACCAATAAAATAGGTATCCATATTGGGGAAAATACCCACCACCAACTCCAAGTGGCTACAACTCCCCATCCACCCAATTTAAGAGTTAAAAATATTAGGGTTAAAATTGTCCCCAATCCAAGCCCTGAACTTGATGTTTTATTCTTATCTGACATAATTTTATTTAATAAATGGTTGTATCAATTGGTGTTGTTTCAGTATGATTAAATGATGTTTGTTCATTTTCCATAATTTGTGTAATAGCCACACCATGACTTGTTTCACAATAAATAAATCTCTTACCATCAGGAGTTGTGATGATTGATATACCTTCAGGTGTATCGTTATATGTAAAGACACGTTCAATTTTAACTTTACCCCCATCAATTACATTAGTAGATGATTGAATTGGTTGTTGATTTTGCTGTTGATTTCGCGGTTGATTACTACAAGCAACCAAACCCATTAGGATTACTCCCACTAATAATATTCTTTTCATATCACAAATATAAATGTTCTTTTTTATATTTCCAAATATTTATTTGTATGATTTCACTTATTTTTATAATTTTGGCTGGAATATTTAACGCCACTATGGATGTCGTGACTTACAGATGGGACAAATCTTTCTTTAAGAAAAGATTAAACAAATATTCACAATTTTTTAATCCAAAAAAATCTTGGACAAATAAATATAAAAGTGGTGTGGCTGGCTTGGGTGAAAAGTTCCCATTCTCAACATCAGCACTTGTATTCCTTACTGATTGGTGGCACTTAGCTAAATGTCTTATGATACTTTGCATATCACTTGCAATTATATTCTATTCACCAATAATAGGTATCTTAGATTTCCTTATCTATTATATCCTATTCAGTGCTTCTTTCCACACTTTCTTTGTTTGGATCCTTGTTGATTAAAGATTTTCGTCATCCCAATTATTAGGTAATCCGTTTTTCAATGTGGTTGGTTTCTCAATATTACCCACTCGTAGTTTAGGCAAACCACCAAAAAGTGTCTCATAATCAATATTATATTCCGAATAATTATTCGCCAAGTAATCTCTAATTGAGTTTTGTAAGAAAGAACTTCCGTATAATTGTTCAGTCAATTTAATTATATCTTCTTGTTCCATATTACTTCTTTTTCACCTCTTTAACATCGTATATTTTAACAAACTCATCAACAGGTAAGTTCTTTATCTTGGCAAAAAACTCAATAGCTTTTTCCAATGATTTTGGCACTTCAGATAATCCAATTACCTCATTACCACCTTTATTGGTGAATACAAACTTTTTCATATTATAATTATATTAAACTTTTATCAATAAAACAACAATGTTGGTGAGTTTTTTTTTACCTCCACATCTGGATACTTTTCCCTAAATTGAACAATATTAAATGGTTTTGTTATTAAATGACAACCATTTACAGTTCTTATAACACCCATAATCTTATTACCATAAGGCTTACAATTATGATCAATATGTGCCATCATTAAAGGGCTTGGAAACTCCATATCATCCACATCAATCAACCATTTCTTTTCCTTATCGCTTGAATGTGATGAAGCAACACTATCAAATACCTTCTTTGCCGATACAAAACTCTTAGCCAATATCACATCAGTTAGCTTCTTCATTGAATGATAAGCACACCTCTCAAAACTCCTCTTATTCAAGTTGATATAAGCCCTTGCATTATGTAATTTACAAAGGGTAATAATCTCTTCCTTTTTTAAGTCAAGATAGTCAATAGATTTTATGGTATATGATTTAATCATATAATTATTGACTTTAAGATCAGGGTTTTCTTTTCTACGCTTAATTATTTGGACATAGTAAAAAACATCTGAACTCTCAAAATCTAAATAACTCTTTATTTGCTCAAAATTGTCTATCATATCTACAAAGATAAAAAAAATACCCGACTAAACAAATAATCGGGTATCTTTTTTTTAATTTATTGATTACCAATGGGTAATTTCTTTAGTTTTTCAATGGAAATTACACGTTTTCCACCATCATTCACATCTGCCAACATATCAAAAACACCTTGATTTTGTATGTTCATAAAGACATAATATAAATAATCAGGGACTAATACATCGGTTCTAATTACTTTTACACCAATGTTTTCAGGTGAGAATGTTTTAACTGGCTTACCAATTTCACTTCTACTACCTTTTTTAACTAACCAAAAGTCCGCATCAGGGAAATTGGTCTTGAACTCACATAAATCTCCTATTGTCATACTACAAAGATATATAATTTATTTATGATAACAAAGCATAATATTCTTTGAAGTGTTTTAATCTGTCTGCAAGTCCGATTGTTCCACCATTTACTCTTTTAGTTACAGCTGTCACAGTCGCTTCATCAGCACCTTTATCACATATTTCCCATAATTTGTTAGAATTGAAGAAATATGCTGCCGAAGCCAATGGATATTTAGTTGCAACCAAATCAGGGTTTGCAATACAATCTTCACCAATGAACTTTGTAAATCCTTGATAGTTAGCTTTACCTGTCAATTGTATAAAACCTCTACCTCTGAACTTATATCCTTCACCTGAAGCTTCATCACCATTACCCATTCTTGAAGCATATACCTTAGAAGCGATTTTTTGTGGGTTTCTTGCATAACCCTCAGCCAATGTTCCTGGGAAATATTTAGGGAATATCTTTTTCAATCCATCAGCTGAATAGTTTAAGTTTTCTTGTGTTGCTTTAAATCCACCGCTTTCGTGTCCGCATTGTGCCAAGAAATGAGCCAATCTTAAATTGTTTGTAATATTAAACTTAGCCGCTGTATCTGGTATCTGAGCCAATACTGAATCAGGAACATGTCCTTTTAATTTATCCAACTTAAATCCTGATGCCGGAATTGCAGTTGTTGTAGGTGCCGCTGTTGGTGCTGCTACTTCACCGAACATTGCTTTCCAAGTTCCATCACCGACAATACCATCAGCAGTTAAATTATTCTTTGCTTGCCATTCTTTAACAAGTTTCTCTGTCCCTGCACCGAATACACCATCCGCCGCTGTTCCTAATTTTGCTTGGAGTTTTTTTACATCTTCTCCTTTAGATCCTACTTTTAATAACATAGTTTGTTAGTTTTTATTTATTAGTTTATTATATATTTACATATCTTGTTCCAGGTATGAAATCACCAGCATTATATTTAGCAAGTAATGTTCTCCAATCATACCCTGTTTTTTCTAAGTGTGGGGAATCCTTAAACTTCCAATCACCACCCCAAGTATATCCATGTCTTTTATAGATATTTATAACTTCCATCCAATCAGGTTTTCCATCCTTATCAAAATCTTTTACTTCATCCCAACTAGCACCACCATTTACCAATAAAACAATATCAAAAGCCAATCCGTAATTATGGATTGATTGCCCACCTTTTGCTTTGGTAACAATTCCTAATTTACTTCCATTGGTATCATATAATTTTGTTCTACCTTGTGCGTATAAAGCATCTTGTTCCTGAAATGTTCTAAGTGTATAAGCAAACCTACAAGTAATATTGGTTAAAGCCGGAACGACTTCATTGAGGTATATGTCTTTAACTTCTTGTCTAATTTTTGGATGAAGAGTATCAATCCTGCTTAGTGTTATATTATCTATCGCCATATTATATATTCCTTCAATAAATAGTTTATATTTTTATTTTAGGTTATATTTATATAGTATGAGTTTAAGAACACTAATTGAAAGTATATTGCTTGAAGGTGAAATAGATAACATCATCAAGAACAGAAAAGAAAAGATGATTAAAAAATATTCAGGTGAGTCATTATTTTTTGATTTAGAGGATTTTGAGAATGATTTTAATAGATACACTAAATTATTTATTGATAATATACCTACACCAAAAAAATACATATCTAAATATTATGATTTGGTTGAGAAATGGTATGAATATTCGGCTTTAGATATTGATGAGGTTTTTCAATCAATGTATGAGTATTTCAATAAGTGGATGATATATAAAGCAAAAAACCTTATTACTAAAGATATTTTAGCACAAACACCAGAATCTTTAATTGATATAGTTGATGAGGCAGAAGAAAAGGAAATCACAAGAAAGGCTGAAAAAGAAATCAATAAGATATATGAGGACAATAGGTGGTTAGTAATAAGAGTTAAAAGCCAAGAAGCTTCTTGTAAGTATGGTTCTGAAACTAGATGGTGTATATCAGCAACTGAAGGTGGTAATAGATATACAGGATATGGTTATTCTGAAAACAATTTTATTTATTTTATTATTGATAAGAAAAATAGAATGGATGATGCTGATGTTTTATATAAGATGGCAGTATTGGTAAATAAAAAAACAGGAAGTATTCAAGTTTGGGATGCTGCAGATAAAGAACTAACACCAAATCAAGAAAGTATTGTTAAAAGATTTATACCTGATATATTTGAAGCAATTAGTAAAGATAGTAAAATCGCAATGGATGAAATTACTGAAGATTATATTAGATTTGTATTAAACGATGATTATTCACTTAAAAATATTAAGGATTATAAAAGAACAGCATTAAAATATAATACGGATTATTCTATGTTGGAATTAAAGTTCCAATTTGGGGAATCTAGACACTTTGTAGAAGTTATTGTAGATGTTAAAAATAACAACATATCAGCAACATTTTATCGTTACGAACTAATAAATAACGAAGAAACAGGTGAAAGATATTATAGTTTTACCCCAACAAGTATTATATCTAAGGTATCAAATGAAAGGATAACAAAAAGTAATTTCGTTAAACTAATAAAAGAATTAGTAATTGATTTACTCAATTCACCTGAAGTTAAAAAGTATTTTATTGACAACCCTAAAGAGTATTTTTCTAATGTAAATCTATATAAAGACATTGAAACTATGGGAACTAAAAAAGTCCCTCAAGAAGCGTTTATTACAGCAATTAAATTATTAAAAGAAAAGGGTGAGCAAAATATTACAGCGATAAGAAGAATTGTTGATCCAAAATTACAATCATCACATAATGTAAAACCATTACTTAGTTCTCTTTATTCATTTGGTTTAATTAAATTAGAAAAAAGGGGTAGAAACGTAATAGTTGTCCCTACCCCTAAATTGGTTAAAACTCCTTTGGATAAACTTATTTAACCTCAGCTAATTCAAGTTCTTTCATCATTTTATAAGCTCTGGCTAATCTTGTGAGGCCTATCCCGCCACCGAATCTTGGAAAGAAGTCATATGATAAGAATTGTTCTAATTCCTTTTCAACTCTTTCTTTACCGAATAGTTCAAATAATTTCTTAGCGTAATTACCATTCTCAATAGTATAGAAAGTATTTCTCATTTGTTCTACATTTGTGCTTCTTTCAGCTGAACCAATTGTTTCCTGTCCAAATAAGATAACATCAATTTTATTATATAAATCACTTCTATCGTGTTTCATATTCCAAAATGGATTTGTTCTTTCTGGGAAGTGCTCCAATGATACACAATGTCCGAAATCTTGCCACATTTTAGTTTCTTCTCTGTTTTCCAAAATCTGAACATCATATTTATCACACATAGAATTATAGAACACTCTATCAGGTGCTCCGAAACCTAAATGGATAAGCAATTCTTCTTCCATATTTCTTAAATCATTCATATCACCTTTAGATTCAAACTCAAACATTGGGAAAATAAGTTCGTGTCTGCCAGGGATTGGATCTTTTTCTTGTCTGTATGAAGTTGAGATACAGAATACACCATTCCAATCTGGGTTTTCTAATAACTCGTGTTCCAACCACATTTGTCCTGTTTGTGGTAGAGGCCAAACTTCACCTGAGTAATTGAATTGTGTAATTGAGTGCGGATTTTCGCATGCTGCCAAGATAGATAATCTTGATTGTGTAGGGACTTCTAAGAAGCCTTTTGCTAGGAAAAACTCCCTGAGTTTTTGCACTAGTTCGTGATATGTTTTTGTGTCTTTCATAATTTTCTTTTAAGTGTAAGCAAAAAAAAACCCAATAGAAATATTGGGTTTTAATTTTAATAATTTTCGTCTAAATCTTCATCGTCAAAATTGTCAAATAAATCGTTTTCCTCTTCAAATGACTCATTAAAATCATCTTCTTCAGGTTGTTCTTCAAACTCATCTGTGACTTCATACATCAATTCGGTAAATTGTTCTACCGTGATTTTGTTTTCAACGATTGCTTCATACATCAATAAACAAACCGTGTCAAAATCTTCAGTTTTAATCTTATTTTTTAATTCTGCTAATTTCATAATTTTAATAATTTTAAGATAAATAGTCAGTTTTATTAAAATGAAATTGGATTGTTATGTTTTTTCCAATTTTTACCATAACAAGCTTGCATCGCTGCTTTCCATTTAGATTTTGCTACTGATAAGTCCAACTTTTCTTTTACAGATTTTTTATAAACCTCAAAACTATATTTAGATGGGTCATAACCTGTTGCTCTGTTGTTGATGATTTTTCCGTGAGCATCCGTTGCGAATTGTCCAGTCTCATCAAACTTTTTGTAAATCTGTTTTTTTGTGTTTTTATTTTCCATATTCTAATTGTATTTAATTTATACTAAATTGTCAATTCTTTTTTTAATTACTTAAATGTTATATATCCAACCGATCTCAATTCCTTTGAGTATTCTAATACATTTCTGTATGAGTAATACAAATCTCCGTGACAATTCCTGTAATCAAATTGACTGATGAATAACTCATAAGTAATCATTTCAACCACTCTTGGTAATCCTGGTGTGTGAGTTTCAATGAAAACTCTGTAAGTTTGTTCCTGCCCTACAAATTGGGCTAATCTTAAAATATCCTTCTCAAATTGTTCTTTTGTGATAATCATACTATATTATTTATAATTTTTAAGTTCTCTTTTTGTATCTCTTTCAATATCTTTGGTTTTAATGCTATCTTTTTTATCAAAAGATTTCTTACCTTTTCCCACACCAATAACTACTTTAGCCAATCCTTTTACAAAGATTAGTTCCAAAGGGATTAAAGCATATCCTTTTTGGATAAACTTATTGCGGATTTTGGTTATTTCTTTCTTATTCAATAACAAGGTTTTATCTCTTTTCTCATCAGGTGAAAAAGGATTGTTTTTATTCACATATAAACCTTTAAGAATAATTGAATTGGATGTGATTATGCAGAAAGCATCGGTGAAGTTAGATTTACCATTTCTGATAGATTTAACTTCATCCCCTTTAAGAATAATACCTGCCGTGTATTGTTCCTCAATATTGTAATCATAAAATGCTTTCCTGTTTTTCATCCCACAAAGATATTATTTATTTTTAACAATTCCAATCAATTTTCTTAAACATTCCAATTCGGCTTGTTCATAAGTTTCATATTCCCAATCACCGGTGGGTCTATTTTTAGGCATTGTCCAGTGTTCTTCACCTGTCTTATAATTCCATATCCAATAGTTATAACCTAATTGATGTGAATGTTGATCGGTAGTTGGATCTATTGAATGTTGCCAATCATATTTCTCCCTTAGAAATCTGAAACATTGAGAAAATGTGGGAGCAACAATACCATCTTTAATTAAATCTGATTGAATTGCTTTCCCAATCTCTAATCCGTAATCCTCAGATACATACAAAGCCAAACAAGGTTCGTTAAAACCAAGTTCTATTACAGCCAACGCCTCTTTATATGGTGCAAAATCTTTCATATTATTTTTGTTTAACAATTTCAATTAGTTTTCTAAGACAAGCAAGTTCTGCTTCTTCGTAGGTAGTAAAGTTTCCTTTTGATATATTTTCTTGGCGTTTACCATTTATATGATATGCGTGTATTTCTCCACCATAACTATATTCTGATAATACTCCACTAAATAAAATATACTTCTCTCGAAACCAACGGAAGGCTTGTGAGAATGTTGGAGCTGAAATACAATCTCCTCCACTATCTGAGTGGCTTTCTTTATTAGTTTTTAACTTTGGATGACCCCAAATACTCGTACAAAATATAAGTTCAGGGGTATAAGTCCATTGCTTTATACAAGGTTCATCAAACCCTAATTCCTTTAATTCCATACTTTCTGAATATGGGACAAAATCTTTTTCTAAATTATTCATATCACAAAATTATTTTTCCTGAAAACAATAACTAACCTTACCCTCAGTAAATGGTTTATAGATTTCAATCTGTTTCTTAGCAAACTCTTCCTTTACTTCCTTTGCTACATCACTTGAAAATGGACAATCCATAGCCCAATTATTACCAAATCTTCCCATTTTGGTATTACCTGTGTCTGAAATTATCAATAAAACTTGATTGATTGGTTTTTTTTTCTTCATCCCACAAATATACAAAAAATTATCTATTCCCCAAAATAGTTATCATATTTTCTATAACTCCTTGATGTTCAGATATGTCTTTCAATTTAATTGTTCCAACCGATAATCTAAACCATCCTTTATTATCTGTTGAGCCAAAATACTCAAATGGAACTAATCCCACTTTACATTCATCAATAAGGAAATCTAACATTTGTTCCAAACTATTAAACTTATCCACATAACCCAAATAAACAGATATGTAAATAGCCCCATCAGGTTTTTTGTAGTCAATATTATAACCCTCAGATTTCATCTTCTCTAATACATCACAAATACCATTACATATTTGTCCAAAAGTATTATTTCTCCCCGATAAAATCGTTTCAATACCATAATAAGGATCATCTCTATCCATTGATAGGTATTGCCCAACCGCAATCTGTTCAGGTTTATTAGCCCAAGCCCCAATATGACTGAATATCTCACCAGCCTTTTTAATTAAATGCTCAGGTCCAAACATCCATCCAACCCTTACACCTGTCGCAGCCAATGACTTAGATATACCATCAACACATACCAAAAAATCTTTGATCTGAGGAACCAATTTAATTGGATGATGTGTTTGTATTCTTGATAAATCTGAATAAATCTGGTCAAAGAAAAGATATACTGGTTTGTAATTATTGCTCACTTCCAACCTTCTTTTATTTTCATCCACTATAATTTGGCATATTTCCTTTAATACATCAGGATTGATTATTTTTCCTGTTGGATTTTGGGGTGAGCAAAGACATATCATTCTTGCTGTCTTGATATTATCTTTAATTTGTTTTGCCGTTGGAAAGAAATCATTTTGGGGTGAGCATTCAATTTTAACCGCCCTTCCATCGTGTAAGAAGGTATAATGGTTATTATTCCAACTTGGAACTGGGAATATAATTTCATCACCTTTATCAATGATTGTCTTGAAAATTGTGTAGATAAGAGGTCTAACACCAGCACCAATAAGTATTTGGTTCGGTGAATAATCTATAAAATGAGTTTTTCTAAGATGTGATGAAACAGCTTCTCTAAGTGATAACTCACCAACAGGTGTTGGATAATTCGTATTGGATTGATTGAAGTTTAATTGAATATAATTATTCAATTTTTGTGGTATAGGATACAATTGAGAATCAAAATCCCCAATCGTATAGTTATATACCTTTTCAGTTTTAGCCTTTATTTTGCTTGATATTTTTAGTATCTCAGAACCAATAATATCTTCTCCGTATTTAGATAGTTGTCCCATATTACGCCATTGTTTCTCCCATATCCATTGCTTCATTCATACCCATTGCTTCATTTTCATAATATGTATTCATTGGCATTTCTGCCATATCCATCGCCTCACCTGCCATCATAGCCACTGGTTCTTCCATAGTTGGTTCTGGTGTTGATCTCATAGTTTCATATTCATAATAACTGATAAGATTTTTGGTTTCAACCTCATCCAATAAAGAAGCATTTTGGATATTGTTTTCTCTACAATAGCTGATGAATAATTCTTTAAGGTGTAAAGGGATTGGAACAAACATCATTTCCATTCTACTATCCCAATCAGTCCAACAAGAAAACTTGGTTGAGAAATTATATATTTCCATTAGTTCAGCATCATAAGCAACTGATTCCTCATCATCATATGATTTTTTAATTGGACCTCCTACTAAATCCTGATGAGTTCTGGGTTTTAATGTTTCATGGTAATATGATTTTTCCATATCATAATACAAACCAATTTTTCTATTCACACCTTTTTCAATGAAGTAAGCTAAAATACCTTTATCGGTATATCTGTAAAAATATTCAGATTGAGTGACACACCATTTAGTTCCTCTACCATAAACAGAAGCTGCATCATATGAAAGAGGTAAGAATAACATATAGTTATCATCTTCATAAAGGACTTTAATTTCCTTTTTAGCCTTACCAACTGATTTTGTTAAAGTAGCTTCTTTAATTGCTTTTTTAATTGATGCCATATTTTTATACTGATTTAAGTCAGCATTTTCAATCATACCATTTTTCGCCAATTGGTCAAATGTTTTTAATTTTTGCATAATGTATTCCATTTCATTTATTGCCGTAAGCTCAAAATCATTGGATAGATTATTTGTAAAACGAAGTATGTGCTCCGCATATTTTTTTGTTTTGGAATTGTCAATATTATTCGCCAATTCAATAAAATCAATAGGTTTTATTTTACCCTTAAACTTTTCCCTAATTAAATCAATTTTAGCCATTTGTTTCTAAGTTATATTGTGTGTTTATTTGTATTTTGTTATTCTTAAAATCTTTCATTAGCGGATCTCCGAATTCATCCACCCATTTATCATAATCAATAAGTTTTTGTTGTTCCTTGAATATGATTTTTAATTTCCCATTATCACCAAGAATTGTAATTTTCTCTTCTCCTTGTGTAATATCAATGGGTGAAAAGTTTATTAGTTGTGCCATTGTGGCAAAAAACTCAAACTTTGCTTTATCTTTCAATGTATCTCTTAAATCTGTCATTGCTCTATCGTATATTCGTTATGTTTAATAATCCATTTAATTTCACCATCTTTATATAATAATAATTGTCCTTCATCGGTTATTATTACTTTATCACAAACATAAGTTGTATCGGTAATAACTTTTGTTTGTTTATGGGTTTCAATATTACAAGATAAGATACTAAATATCGTTATCATTCCAATTATACGGAATACCATTGTCATAATCAATCGTCTTAAATGATTTTATTAAATTATCTATTTCTGTTAAATCTTTACTTTTTGGATCAATCTTTAATAAATGTTTTTGGTAGTTTTTAATCAACTTAAACATACCATCAAACCCATTTACAGCATTTAATATGAATACAGCATCTTTCCTGGTATCAATAATATTTTGTTCGTCCCTATGCTCTTCAACTTCAGCTGTTATCGTGCCAACAAACAAATTAGTTTCATCAATTAAATCAATTGAACCGAACGTATCCATATCATCAGTATCAGTCCTTTCTTCCATTCTTAGAGGAAGTTTCATACTTCTATCAAACATTACCATTTTTCAGGGACCCCATTCCCAATATCATTTTTTCTCACCTTAAATAATAACCAAACATAATAACATAATAAAGGTGCATTTACACATAAACCGAAAATCACACCAACTGTAAAACTACCAATACCAAAAAAAGGTAATGAGCTCAGCATTAAAGATATTAAAACCCAAGTAAATCCAAAGAAATAAAGACCCTTACCTCTTTTTGCAGAAAAAGTTAAACTTTTTAACCTTCTTTCAGGAAACCATTCAATCATATAATTTTTCATATTATGAAGTATATTAAATAAAAACCAAAAAAGAAAATATTTATGATAATATGAGCGATACAAAAAAGAAAAAGTTATTCACACCTATTGGTTTATCCGGTGAAAAATCTAGATGGATACAATGGAATAAAGATCAACCAATTAAAGATGGGATAAGGATAAATCAATACACACATGATGGTAAAAAAACTGGTTATTGGGAAAGTTATTGGGCTAATGATAAATTAGAGAGTAAGGGTTCATATATAAATGATAAAAAAGATGGTTATTGGGAGTGGTATTGGATGAATGGTAATTTATGGTCTAAAGGTTCATATATAAATGATAAGCAGTATGGTTTATGGGAGGGTTATAATAAACAAAGTGGCGAGTTAGAATATAGGTATATATGGAAAAATGGTAAATTAGTTGAAAAATTACCTATAGCCGAAGCTGAAACGCCTAAAAAGAAGTTATTTAGGCCTATTGGCTTATCCGGTGAAGATAGTAGATATGATAAATGGAACAAGGAACAACCTATTAAAGATGGAGTAAGAATAAACCAATATACAAATGATGGAAAGAAAGAGGGTTATTGGGAGGAATATCGTAATGGTTATTTATATTCTAAGGGTTTATATATAAATGATAAAAAAGAAGGTAATTGGGAGAATTATTATGAAAATGGTGGATTAGCCACCAAAGTTCCATATAAGAATGATAAAATGAATGGTATGTGGGAACAGTATTTCCATGAAGGTCAATTACGAGCTAAAGGTTTATATAAGGATGGTAAGGAAGATGGTGTATGGGAACATTATTTCCCTAATGGTGATTTGTATAGTAGATACTTATATGATAATGGTGAAGTAGTTGAACAATTGTTTATGGTTGAATCTAAAACCCCTTCATTTTTATTAAAAGAAGAAATGGTTTTAATAAGAGAAGGAAATGTTCAGGATTATATTGAAAATATCCTATCCAAAATTAAAAACTTACCATATGAAACAAAAAAGAAGTATCTTACAATCGCAATTTCAACCCTATTAGGTTATACATCTTACCCTGTTATTCAATCAATTATTGATAAATCACCAGATAAAGAAGCAAGAGAAATAACCCATAGAGTGTTGAATAAAAAAGATAATTTATCTATGTTTAACGATGGAACAAAACTTCACCTATCTAAGAAAGGACTTCAACATATAGTAGATGAAGAAAAACCAAAACTAATAGCATACGCATTGGGTGATGGTAAGATAACAGTCGGTTATGGACACGCTGAACCTATTGGAACAACAAAACTTAAAGTGGGACAAAAAATAAGCAAAGAACAAGCAAAACAATATCTTAAACAAGATCTTAAAGTAGCTGCCGATGGAGTTAGAAGAATGTTTAGCGAATGGAAAGAACAAAACAAAAACTATAAAGTCACTCAAGATATGTTTGATGCTTTGGTTTCAATGGCTTTTAATATAGGCGTATCAGGTTTAAGACAATCAGAAATGGTTAGACATCTTAAATTAGGTGATTATAAAACAGCAGGACAACTCATTAAACAAACAAATATAAATCCAGATACATTCCCAGGTCTTGAAAAAAGAAGGGATAGGGAATCTAATATGTTTTTATCATATTTATCAAAACCAACTGACGTAAATACATAAAACACGATATTTATACTAATATGGGATTTTTACAATTTTTATTCGAAGGAAAAGTCGAGGACTTTAAAAAAATATTCAAGGACAAATATACAACCCCTGAACAAATGGACGCTATTGTCAGAGTTTCATCTGAAGTAGAACCTAAACACAAATATTTAATTTGGTTAGCTAAATCACTTACCAAACCAACAACCGATGAAGCCGCATTTGCCGAAGAATTAGCAAACGCACAAGAACTTTTAATGAGGTTTAATACAATTGGTTCTAATCTACCTATTAAAGATATTTCACAATACAAAAGTATATCTGAATTAGCAGAAGCAATTAAAACTTATGAGAATAGACAAAGAAGAACAATTAAAAAGGTTGATGGAGCTGATATAATCTACGATGATGATGATTATACAATTGTTCATCCAAAAGAATATAAAGCATCTTGTTTCTATGGTAAAGGTTCTAAGTGGTGCACAGCTTCTGAAGATAGTGATAGTAATTGGAGAAGATATAATGAAGATGCTAAATTATTTTATTTCTTATCAAAGAAATTACCTACAAGTGATAGATTCTATAAAGTAGCTATATTACAAAATTACAATGGGGAAAGAACATTTTGGGATGCACCTGATAAACCTTTCACTAGTGGTTGGATAATAGGGACTGATTACTTGAATGATTTACTTAAAATTGTAGATCAATACATGAAAGATAATTATTCAAGGGAAGTTGAAATATTCTCAGATAAACAAAAAGCACAAGCCGAAAGAGAAAGATTGAGAAGAATTGAAGCTCAAGAAAGATTAAATAGAAAAAGACAAGAAGCCGAAAGTAGAAGAGAAAATAATGAATGGGATCCTGAAGAAATTACACATGGTGAAGTTGGAGCGAAAGCTTGGGCTTTATTTACTTTTTTAACTCAGTATGATGATCTTGAAGCAAAACAACCAGGAGATACTGAAAGAATTGAAACTATTGAATCAGAATTGGAAAGATTGGGTGAATTACAAAGTCAATATGAAGCTGAAGGTAGAGATTTAACTGAAATTAACGAACAAATATCAGAATTAGAAGAAGAAAAAGAAGGTTTAGAAAAAAGAATTGATGTGTATGATATGATACCCGAACACAATAATTATGGTATGACAGTATTTAGTATCGCAAGCATTGATCGTCAAGGTTACGAATATACTGTCGGTGATGAAGAACAAGTTGAACAAGCCGCATATGAATATGAAAAAGATTTAATTAGAGATACAGGTTATGATAGTTTTAATCCGAATTATATTAAAAAATTTATTAATGCTGACGCTGTAGCTGATGAAGCAAGAGAAAATTATAATTATTGGCTCTATGATGAACCAAGTTCATATTTAGATGATAATCAAAGATCTTTAAGTAAAGAACAAGAAAAAGAAATTGCTGAATACCAAGAAAAGATTGATAAATATAAAAGATTTCTTAAAAAGGCTGAAGATCGTCAAGTAGAGTTTGATTCCGATAGTAGTCAATATAAAGCAATACAAAAAGGTTTAGATAAGTTAAATGATTTAATAACTGACCTTGAGTATGATATTGAAAATATTAAAGATGACCCTCAAGGTGATTTTAGTGAGGATTTAATTGAAGAAAAAATTGATGAGTTAGTTGATGATGTAAGAAATAACCCTTTAGATTGGTTAGAGGAAATGGGTAGTAATATTGCGGATTATATTGATGAAGATGAAATAATTAAAGATATTATTAGTGATAATGGTTATTACAATATATTAAATGGTTATAGTGGTGAAGGTGACGAAATAACATGGGATGGTGAAACATACCATATAATGAATACTGATCGATAATTAAAAAAGATAAAAATTGAGATATTTATAGATATGACAAAAAATGAAGCAAAAAGAGCCTTTTTAGATAGGGGTATATTAAAGAAAGACGCATTTGATAGGTTCTTAAATGAAGATCCAACAACACAGAAAAAGTATGTGTTTTATATGATTAAAGAATATTTAAAACAAGCCGACAATGAAGGTAATAAAGTATCTGATTTATCTTTAGATGATTTAGATATGGGTATTTTATCACCAATATTTTCATATGTGACAGAATATAATGCTTTACTTGGTAGAGTTCCGCAAGATAAAAAAGATATTTATAAATTACCTTTTGATGAATTGGTTGATGTTGTAGATACATTAAATAATGTTGAGGGTGAAAGTGAAAGATCTTCTTTAAGAAAAAGAGCCCGTGAAAACTCTTACAATTTTAATGAAATGGGTATTGTAGATGTTCCAGGTGTATCAGTTGTTGCACCAATGAACCACGATGCTATTTGTTATTACGGACAAGGAACTAGATGGTGTGTTGCTATGGATACACCTACGCATTGGGTAGGTTACTTCTTTAACTCAAGAAATACATTTTTTATTATAAGTGCTACAAGTGATGCGGTTAAAAAGAAAATTAGAAATCATTACAAAGATAAGTGGCAATCAATGGGTTTAGGTAGAGTCCCTCTTAACGGTAAAAAAATGAAATGGGTATTAGTTAAAAACGATAAAGATGTTGATGAAGTAGCGGCTGAAAATGAAAATAACGCAGCTGAATTATTTAAACAAAGATTAGGTTTAGATTCATTAAAAGGTTATACCGTTGAAAATTATGGTTATAGAAACTTATATAAAGTAGCATTTTTAATCCCACCAATGAAAAATAGGTCTGGGGAAGAAATAAAAGATGAGAATGGGGAATATATATCTGATTGGAAACATGCCCATATCTATTCATCAGATGATATCTCATTCAACAATGGTTGGAGAGAATATTTTAAGGTAATTGGTTTAGATAAGTTTATTGAGGAATAAAACTATGAAAATTGTAATAACTGAAGAACAAAAAAAGAAATTATTCGCTCCATTGGATCTTGATAAAAGGGCTGAAGAATATAAAGGTATCATTAAAAAAAGATTGGATGATATTAGAAATACTCCTTTAGGTAAATTATCAAAAGAATCTATATTTGAATGGATACAGGAAAATAATCTAGATCAAAAATTAAAATTATCTTATAAAGGTCCTGCTTTGGGTGAAGTAATTGGGACATCATATAATAAATCAACTGGTCAGGTTAGTTTATTTATTTACGATAATACCGATAAAAAAATAATGATAAGGTTTAAGATATCGGATATAGAAATAGGGACTTATGATACGCCAGATGATGGTGATGAAATTTTTTACCCATTAGATTAAAATTATGAAAATAGTAATAACTGAAGAACAAAAAAAGAAATTGTTTGTTCCCTTAGATTTAGACAAAAGAAATAAACAATTTAAGGATGAGTTCGCTAAAAAAACCAAAGAGCTTTTATCACGTTTTAATATAACTGAAATAATGAATCATGGTAGAGTTAATGATATTTTTGAAATAACTGCTGAGGATACTTTAGATGGTGCTTACGAAAAAGTAATAATGGACGGTAAAAACTATCACGGATTTCCAAGATTTGATGATTTTCCAAGATTTGATAATGACGAGGATGAAGAAATAATATCAGAATGGGAAGATATGTTAGCAACATACTTAAATATGCTTATACCCCAACCAACAGAAGAAAGTTTATCTAAATCAGAACCAAGTGTTGTTGGTAGGATGTATAGAGTTGATATTACACCAAAAAAAATAGATGTTAGTTTCTATTACGCAATTGTAGAATATACAGAAAAAGAAGGTAAAGAAAGTATTACTCTTTAATATCATCACACCAAATAGGGGTTTTTTCCCCCATATAAGCCCCTGAAACATTATACTCAAAGTATTCAATCGCTTCTAACTCACTCATATCCTTTATAAGGATACCAATACATTTAGATACAGAATAAATCAATCTCATAGATTTCATATCAACCCCAATGATAGCTTCATCAAAACCATCGGCTTTAAGGAAACTCTCATCAGGGTATCTATCAATAATAGTATCAATCATTAGTTGCTATTTTTAGTTTTGATATTAGGTCGGTTTGAGATGTGCTCAATAACCGCTTCGTAAAGCTTAATAAACATCTCTTTTGTTCTACCACCAAACACAACATCTTTTACTTCATTTCTTGTGTCTTGCACATTCCAGAATTCAATGTGTTTCTGAATAGATGTAAACTTCTTACCTTTACTATCTAAATTACTGAAATCAGAACCCAATTTATCAGGTTGTAAATACACACCAAAGGTTTCTTTCTGATGATTTTTCTTAGAGATAAAGTAAATCAACACACCTTTAGAATAAGAATAGAAATGGGTTGAGGTGTCTTTTGAAGCTGTACACCATTTGGTATTAGAACCATAAGTTAAAGAAGCCTCATAGGTTAAAGGTGTTCCAATCATATACTCATCATCCTCAAAATACTTATGGAACTCTTTTTCTCTACGTTTTAATTCGCGTTGTTGCTTTGCCGACTCCAACACTTTATTAAACTCTTCAACTGATTTAAACTTAAAGATATCCGAATCAGCACCTTTAATGAAACCTTCTTTTACTAACTCATCAAAAGTTGCACAATCTTTATTGAAATCATTTTCTAACCAATCAGTAAA